GAGCGGCGATTCCCTCTTAGGGAGCACGGTCGACAACTCCACCTTCCTCGAACCGCCGACGACCGTTTACCTCCTGAACACGCCCGTGGTCAGCGCGTCCGTGGTCAAACTGAAGCGACTGAGGGGGACGGAGAGGACGCTGGTGGCGGAGCAGGACTACGTCGTCCGCGGGTTCGGCGTTGACGTGTTCGGGGCGTACGCGGATGACCTGGTCACCGTCACCTACACGGGCGGCCTCAACGGGTCGGCGATACCCGCGCTCAAGTTGCTGATCCTCCGCGCCGCGACGAGGGAAATGCAGAACATGCACGACGACGTGGTCGGCGTAAAGGATCTCGAGACGAGGAACGTCGCGCCGCTCCAGACGGGGTACCTGGAAATGGAATTGATGACGCTCAAGAGGTACCGCAAGAACCGGTACTCGTGATGACGACAAAGCTCACCATCAAGGTCGACGCGAAGAAGGCGATACTTCGCATGGTGATGATGAAGAAGCGCGCGAACGACATGCGCCCCGTCCTGTGGAGATCAAGGCAGTGGCTCAGGTTCGCCAACGAGGAGAACTTCAGGCAGGCCGGTCTTCCGTCCGGCGGCTGGTCGCCGCTCGACCCGCAGTACGCCGCATGGAAGAAGGTCGAGGCGCCGGGGACGGACCTGATGACCCGCACGGGGCGCCTCTTCAGGAGTCTCACCTCGCTCCAGGGGCCGCCGAACAACATCGACATCATGGATGCCACCTTCGGCACGAGGGTGGAGTACGCGAAGTTCCACCAGTACGGAACGACGAAGATGCCCAAGCGCAAGGTCGTCTACGAGCCGATCGGGTTCGCGAAAAAGTTCGGCGAGGTCGCGGCCGTTTACGTCTGCCACGGCAACATCGCCTCCGTTAGGGAGTCCATGCTGTGACGACCTACCTGATGCACGGGCCGCAGTTCGCCAAGGACTACGTGAACGAGTACCTCAAGAAGGAGATACCGAAACGGCTGGTGGTCTACCGGAACGGCTGGGGGATAAGCGCAGGCGAGTTGCCCGACCCCGAGGATTACTTCACCTACGAGCCCCTCGTGATGGATCACTGGCCCACGATTATCACGGTGGCGATATCGTCCAGCTCTTTCGACCTGATCGGCTGGCACGGCATGCACCCGCTCTACAGGGTCACCTACGCCATGAGGTCGTACATCTGGTCGCGAACCGAGGGGTCGAAGGAGACGACGACCATGCGAGACAGGCTGGCGGTCGTTCTCCGATCCGCCCTGCTGGACTCCCCCTGCCTAGATGCGACGGACCCGAGGAAGTCGTTCAGGGCCGAGATAGACCACACGACGATTCGCGAGGAGTTCTCGGACCTGACGCTCCTGAAGGGCGACAGGGTGCTGGCGGGTGCGTACATCGCCTACAACCTGCTGATAGACGAGATCGTCTACCGCGACGACATAGCGAACGTCGATGAGATAACGATTAAATACCAGAGCAAGGGGCCGACGGGCGTTTTCGACGATTCGGGCTATACCAACGAAGTGGTGGTTGATTAGTCTATTATAGTAGTATGTTCAAAATACTCTCTGGCCGGACCGAACCGGCCGGCTTCGACGACTCCGTCGTAATCGTCAACCTCTCCCAATTCTGGCTCTCCGTCTCGGCCGACGGGGATCAGATCCCGCCAGCGGGGCTGGCGGCCATGGACTCGGCTTCGGTCGCGGCCTCATCAAAGATTCGGGAGCTTGTCGCCGACAACCTGCTGGAGATCCTCGGCGGACAAACCGGAGCCGCCGACAAGCCAAAGAAGAAAAAGAGGGCAGAGGCGGCCCCGGAAGAGCCCCAGCCCACCCAGCCCGACGAGCCAAACCTTGATACAGTAACTATTTCCGAAAAAATCGAAGACACATCATTAGTTGCTGACCCAGTAGAGGAAAAACAAGTATTATTGGAAAACAACATTGACAACCCGGATTAATTAGCGAGGTACCATGCCAGGCGTATCCATATCCACTTCGGTCCGCACCGGGCCATCCGCCACCCTGCTCAACGAATCTTCGCAGGCCTTTTTCGTGGGCAAGGCAGAGCGCGGGCCGGTCAACGAGGCCGTACTCGTATTCAGCCTCGGCAATTTCGAAGACATTTTCGGCGGTTTCGTCACTGGCTCCTTCCTCCACCCGACCGTTGAGACATTTTTTGAAGAGGGCGGCACGCAGTGCTACATCTCACGGGTCGTCGGCCCAGCTGCGACTTCGGGCCTCCTCAACCTTGTCGACGAAGAGACCCCCGGCAACACCACGATTATCCTTACGGCCAACGGCCCAGGGGCGTGGAGCTCGGCTATCGGCGCGCAGGTAACCGACGGAACCGTAGCGGGAACTCGCGTCGTCAAGATTTTCAAGAACAGCGTCCAGGTCGCGACAACGGGCAACTGCACGACGCGCGAGCAGATCGTCGGCAAGCTCAACCTCCACGCCGAGGCGAGCAAGTACATCGTCGCCTCGCTCGGGTCCGACACCAGCCTCCCGAAGGTCGCCGCCCTCACAGCGCTGAGCGCAGGCACCGATGATGCGGCCTCGGTGACGGCGGCGCTCCTGGTGACCGGCCTGGCAAAGTTCAATGACGCGCTCGGGACCGGCGCAGTGTCGTGCCCCGAGAACCAGTCGGCAACCGTGATGACCGGGCTCATCAGCCACGCGAACGAGTACAACAGGATCGCGATCCTCCACACCGACAACAACACCACGATCGCTGGCGCGAAAACCTGGGCGCAGGACGTCATCGCCAACAACCCGAACCTTGAGCACGCCGCCCTCTACTACCCGTGGGTTTTCACGCCCACCGCGGTGGTCGGGGTGAACAGGCAGATCCCGCCAGACGGGTATGTCGCCGGCAAAAGGTCGAAGATCGTCAATGGTTCAAACTCCCACGTCCCCTTCGCCGGAGCGAATTCCCAGGCAAACTTCGTGAACGGTCTGGTCGTAGAAATCGACCGCACGAACGGCAACAGCCTTGACGACGAGGCCGTCAACGCGATCAGGGTGATCAGCAACTCCGTGCGAATTTACGGTGCCCGATCCCTCTCGCAGGACACGACGAACTTCCGATACATAACCGCGCAGGACATCGTTAACTCCGTCGTGACGGACTCCTACAGGGCAATCGAGCCGCTGGTCTTCTCGACGATTGACGGGCGCGGCGGCATCTTCTCCTCGATCGAGGGAAGGCTCATCGCCGTCCTCGAGGGCTACCGGATCTCGGGCGCGCTGTTTGAGGCGTTCGCGGTCAACGGCACGAGGATCGACTACGGCTACACCGTGAGATGTGATGCTAAACTAAACTCAACTCTTGATCTGACAAATGGTAAAATAACAGCCAGGGTCGGCCTTCGGGTTTCCAGCGTTGGGGACAGGATCGAAGTCGACATCATCAAGTCAAGCCTTACCGCATCGGTAACCAATTAACGGAGGAATAAATGGCAAAAGTATCGCAACGCCAGGTCTTGGCCCACATCACCCCCAGATCGACCACGACAATTGGGAATAATGAAGCGCCACCCGCCCTGCAAACGCCGGCCAAAACCGATTTCCTCTTCGCACAGATCTCCGGCGGCGAGATCACGGCCTCCGTGGAGAAGATCTACGAGGGGGGCGCGAAGCGACCGACGGTCCTCTGCGCGCCGTCGGAGATCGGGGACATCACCCTGACCGCCCACTACGACGACGACGCCAGCGACATTGGGTTGATGACGGCCATCAGGAAGATGAGGCAGTTCGTCGGCATCGGCTTCTACGACATCAACGTGAGGGTTTTCAACTGCGGCCTTACGAACCCGGCCAACGACAGGATCTACTCCAACGCCCTTCTCGTCGGTTTGACGGAGCCGGACGGAGACTCTTCGTCGGGCGCCCCGTCGACTTTCGCCCTGACCTTCTCTATCAGCGATGTCAACGTAGAGGCGAAAAAGCCGGCACAGACAACCTAGTTTAACGCCCTTCGGGGGCTCGGCATAGTTGCGCTGGCGACGGCTAAAGGTTGCTAGTTTAATGCCTATTCCCAACCCATCGAAAGGATAAATCATGGCCGAATCACTATATTCGGACGAACCAACAACCGGAACCGAGCCAGCCAAGAAGGCGCGCGAGGAAAAGACCCAGTCCGCGATCTCCAAGGCGGAAAATGCGGAGACGCTCTTGCAGAAGCTCACGTCCACGATCGAGACGAAGGTGAGCCGCAGCGACGTGTTCATCGAGGTCCCGGAGCGCCCGAGAGTGTCGCTACGCATCAGCCCGAACGTCTCCCAGAGCCAGGTGCGCAAGTGGCGCAAGGAGGCAGGCGACGAGACCAAGAACGGCATGGACGCGACCAAGTTTGCGTCGCTCGTGATCGGAAACACCTGCACCGGCGTGATCCTCGGCGACGAGGAGGTCAGGGACGACGAGGGTTACCCGATCACCTTCGGCCACGACGCGATAATGAAGATGACCAACACCACGCGCCCGATCCCGGACGCGGTGCGCGCATTCTTTGCCATCGACCCGCACGTGGAGGCGGCCGCCCTCGCCATTCTCGACGCCGCCGGCTACGGGGACACGATCGAGGCAAATGAGGACCCTACGAAGAGGTCTTCGACGACCTAGTCGAAGAACCTCTAATCAAATCGGTCGCACGCCTGGGCGAGTTGTGGGGGACCGACCCCATCCGGATGCTGGATTGCACGGACGCCGAGTGGGTCATAAGAATGGCTTGTGCTAAAGTAATAGAGAAGGATCGAGCAGCCGCTGAACGGCAAGCCAAGGGTTAACGGCGGCCAAGGATCCACCCCTCGGAGAGAAGATGCCTGACGAGCGCGTCGTAATAAAAATAGAGGTCAAATCCGACGACAAGGAGATCGACCGCACCCGGCGCAAACTGGAGAGACTCGCTGGGGCCAACAGGCGCGACGAGAAGAGGCGCGACAGAGACAGGGACCTGCGGTCGCGCGGCGACAGAAACCGCATAAAGGAAGAGTTCAAGAATTTCGACGGGGTCTCGCGAAAGTACAAGAAACGCTTCGACTCCTTCGACAAGATGATCAGAATGACGGGCCAAGGCCTCTCGAAATTCCTCGGCCTGACGATCAAGGGGCTCGTCCTCGAGATGGCGGCGATGGGCGTGGCGATGATGGGAATCCACCTCCTGTTCGGGACGGGACGGCTCATCATGAAGGCGTACCATGGCGCGATGAAGATGGTCGCAGCGGGGATGGCCGGGGTGGCGATAGCGGCGGGCACGGCGGCGGCCGCCATCAGGGAGCAGCAAGCCGCGATGTTCGCGTTCGCCGGCCGAGGGCAAGCGGCGGAGTTCGGATCCGCCCTCAACCAGACGCGCGTGCAGATGCGCGCCCTCACCATGGACGCCGACCTCGCATCGGTGGGAATCGAGAACCTCGTCGCGGCTTACGGGGAGGTCGTTAAGGGCGGCACGAGGTTTACCACCGGCTCGAAAAACACGCTGAAGGGGCTCATGGACTTCGCCAGCGCCGGCATGGATCTCAAGGAGGGGACGAAGCAGGCCGGAGCACTCATAGCGACGCTGCAGGACACCAAGAAGTCCTACAGCGACGTCGTGTCGGCCGGCAAGAAGTTCAGCCCGCAACTGAAAAAGGCTCTCGAGGAGTTCGAGAAAGGGAAAGGCAGCGACAAGACGAAGGCGGGCCTGACCGCGGCGATCAGGTCCGGCGAGCTCGCCAAGCTCGGAGGAGTGGACGGGCAGTTCGGCGCCGTGTCGGGCACGCTGATCGCCACGCTCAAGGGGGAGTTCAACATGCTGCGCGGCCAGTTCGCGGACTTCGGCCAGAGCTTCCTCGCCCCGATGAAGAAGGAGGCGAAGGAGTCCTTCGCAATCATCACCCGCGCCCTCCAGAGAATGAACGGACAGGTGACCGAGTTCGGCAAGTCGGGCTTCATAGACAAGATCTCCGTCGTGGTCGGAAAGATCTCGGACTTCGTGGTCAGGACCATGCGCGACTTCCTGCCGGGCTCCATGGGGATATTCGAGAGGATCGGCAACTGGTGGGACAACTTCACGGACGGGTGGAACAGAGTCCTCGACGTCCTCAGGCCATTCATCGAGGGCGCCAGGGTGTTCGAGGGCATCCTCAAGAGCGCTTGGCTCCCCGTCTGGGAGCAGATAAAGAAGAACATGTACGACTTCAACAACCAGCTCCTCGCCAACGAGCCGCAGCTCAGGCAGTTCGGGACCAACTTCGGGGAAATGCTCGTCAAGGTCATGGAGTACTTCTCGGAGGCGAGGAAACTGTTCTTCCAGTCCCTGCCTTTCATCAACAAGGTGATAAAGGGGTTCACCAGCCTCATCGAGCTGTTCACAAGCTTCCTAGGCGGCTTCACCAAGCTCACGGGGGGAATCGGAGGGATGGGCGGCGTTAGCTCCCTGATCGGCCTGATGGGCCTGGCCAGGGGCATGAAGAACACGAAGGGCTACTTCACCCAGACGATGAGCACCTCCGGCATGCGCGAGGTCGCCAACATGAACGTGAACGCCCGCGTCATATACGTCAACGGGAAACCCATGATGCAGTACGGCGTCCGGGGCGGGGGCGGGAACATGGGCATCGTGAAGGACTCCAACAGCATACGAACAAGCGGCGGGCCCACCGGCGTGCTGCCGTTCCGGGGCGCGCCAGGGTACGGCACGAGCGGGGGCGGGTTTTCGTCGAGGGGAGGCGGCGGGTCTTCGCCGCGCCCAAAGCTCACGCCCCAGGAGAGGGGCGAACTTCGCAAGCAGTTCGGCGGCCACGTCCGCGCCGGGCAGGGCATCGGGGGCGGCCACCTGATCACGAGCGGGCCGAACGCTGGCGCAACGATACAGTCGCGCACCACCATGTTCGGCAACCAGAGGACCTTCCTGCAGTTCCCGCCGGGGATGACCAGCGTGAGGCAGTACGGACCGGGAGCGACATACGACCCGAACAGCTTCAGGGGCAGGTTTTTCAGTGGCCGGCTGTACAACAACTTCCTCTCCCCCACCTCGGCGCTGAACGGCCCGAAGCAGTACAGACCGGGCGGCTTCGCATCCAGGGTTCAAGGAGTGCGGCTCGCCGCCGGGCACGCCAGGCAGAGCAGGCTGGGCGGGATGGTCCTCGGCAACGAGAACAGGAAAGGTCTGCAGGGCTCGGCGACCGGCGGGATCGGCGTCGGCCTCGGGCTCGGCGCCCTCGCGAACTCCGGAATGGTCTCGGAGGAGGCACAGGGGTTCCTGTCCGCCGGCGCGATGATCGGTATGTACAACCCGCTCGCCGGCCTCGGCATCGGACTCGGCGGCGCGGCCCTGACGTCGAAGACCGTCGGAGGCGGGGCGGTAAGCGGGGCCGCAGCTGGCGCCGCCATCGGAACGATGATCGCCCCCGGGTTCGGAACCGCGGCGGGCGCGATCATAGGCACGGCCGTCGGCGGGTTGATGGGCGGGCTCAACAAGGTCAAGGAAGAGAAGAAGAAGGTGCGGGCGGCGTTCCAGGCGGCGTTCGACAACATCTTCGCGTCCGAGATGCAACTCATCCAGAGAGACATGATCGCCAGCGGGGGCGTCGGCAAATCGGCCATCGTGGCGCGCACGCGCGCGGGCGGATCGATGAACGCCAAGGAAAACCAAATCCTGGACATGGTGCGCAAAGGCGCGTCGGGAGCGCAGTTGGTCCAGTTCATGGCCGCCAACCAGTCGCAGTTCAACCTGACCGACGAGCAGATAAAGGACATGCGAAAGCGCCCGGAGGAGAGCCTGAAAGTGGCCGACAAGCTGGACAGGCGGCAGAAGGCGCAGAACCACCTGACGGACATCTACCAGAAGAAGCTCGAGATCCTCACGCGGTTTACGGGGAAGACGGAACAGGAGGTGGAGCGCATGGCCTCCACGATGGGGGTCGACCTCTACGACGCCACCAAGGACTTCCACACGGTCCTCGAGGAACTCGGGGTGGGCGTCGCCAAGACCAGAGAGCAGCTCCGGGGGCTACAGATGGACATCGCCCTCGCTGGGCTGGACCAATTCGCCAAGGCTTTCGAGAACCTGGATGCTCCCAACATAGTCGACGAGCAGTCCAGAGCGTTCAGGGACGCCTTGGACGAAGCCAGCGGGGAAATGTCCGACTCGGATTTTGCGACCTTCATCAAAGATTTCATGCCGAACCTGTTCAACTTCGCCGGCGGCGGGCTCCAAGGGATGATCCAGGCGCTGGCCCTCTTCGGCCCGGACGGCACCGAGTTCAGCCGTAAGGAGATAATCAACGGGAAAACGGTGACGAGCCCATTCTACGGAGAGAGGGACAGATTCAACACGGGCCCGGTGGGCGAGGCATTCCAGTCGATGCTGCTTCAAGGAATCGGCACGGGATCCGCCACGATGGGCGGCGAGATCAACGCGAGGCTGATTGAAAATGTCCAGGGCCAAAAGTTCATGCTGGACTCCAAGAAGTTCTCGGAAGCTTTCGGAGAGATCGGCATGGCACAACAACTGCAGCTCCTCTCGGATTTGGAGAGCGGCCGGCTGTTCGAAAACGCGGACATGAGCAAATTCTCGATGAATGATTTCTCGCAGCTGATGAAGGCCTACGGCCTGGACGGCGCCGCACTCGGCCTGAAGGCTGTCGGGGAGGGGGACGAGTTGCAGATATCCCTCGACAAGATGCCCGAGGAGCTCAGGGACACGTACCAGGGGATCATCGACATGTTCTCCAATTTCTTCGATGAGCGCGACGCAAGGCCGGATTGGATGACCGACAAGTTCATCAAGTTCGTCGACCAGAACAACGACACCAGCACCCCGAGGGGCAAGGGCATCGGCGACACGACGTCCTCGCGCCTCGCGCAGACGATGGGCAGGCACGCGGCGTTGGACGGGATGCTGACCGGCACGAGGAACGTCACCTCGTCGTACAGGGAATTCGGTCTCGGGTCGATCAACTCCGACCACGTCACGGGCAGGGCGTACGACCTCGTCGGCCAGAACCTCGGCGCCTACCAGAGGCTCGTCCACGCGAACGGAGGGTTCGCCGAGTTCCACGGCGCCAACGGGGGCAGGCACCTCCACGTCGTCCCGGGGCCGCTGCCGTTCGGCGACATGTCCGCGCCCAAAACGACGATCACGAGGCCACTCGGCGGCAAGGGGGGCGAGGCGAGCCCAATGGTCATCAACATGACGGTGAACGGCAACACGGACGCGCAGGCGATAGCCGACGCGGCCGTGGTCAAGCTCAAGCTCGCCCTCAGCAATGAAAGGCAGAGGCGCTGATGCCCGACGCACCGATTAAGTACTTGTTGAAACCGATCAGCTCCTCGGAGGTGAGGGGGCAGAGGTCGACCGCCGACCTCTACACTTCGGAACTTGAGGGACTTGTTGGCACCGTGGGAGAAAAGACCATGCGCTACGGCTTCAACGAGCAGGGCCTGTCGATCGCCCCTGCCCTCCACCTGCAGGCGACCGACTTGGTGAAGAGCGTGAGACTAAGTGGCTACTTCGGATCTGACGAGGATGCCCAACTTGGATACTCGGCGCAGATCTGGATGCGCGTATACCGTGAAGTATACGGACCGTCCCTGCAGGACGGATACAGAAAGATAAGACCTCTTGCGTTATCCAACCCGACGCTCCCCACCACTGAATACCGGCTCCAAGCAGGCAATTCGGGCAAGGAGGCTCTCGGCTCCATCCCCAACATCCACCTTGGCAACGCCAACGGACAATTCGTCCTCCTGTGGCTTCGGTGGATGCAGACGGTGATGGGCAAAACGACCTCGCGCGGCATTCTCATCGATTACTACTTCACCGGAAAAACGAGCAGGGAGAACGTCGATCTGGAAGCGACCCCATCGAACAGCTTCGGTTTATCCAAGAGCGGCGGTTTGACTTTCAAAACCAATGCCCTGAGCGCCTACGGGGGAGGCAAGGGCTTATTCCTAACGGATCAGCCCCTCTATCCGGCGGACACCCCGCTCTCCTACTACCTAGACGACGACCCGTTCAACACGGCGATAATCAAGAAAAACGTGAAGCCGATAAGCATCAACGTCCCGGAAACGTTTAAGGAAAAAATCGTCTATTCCGGGAGCAAAATTTTACGCGAGCTGGATCTGCCGCTGACCGCGCAGAAAATCCCGGCGGATTCAAGCGCGGGAAACGCGGTGACCAGTAAACCCGCCGGCTCCGATGACGATACAAAATACACCTTCACCGATTTGTTCATAGTGAGGGGCAACTTGGCGTACAGGATAGCCCTTGATGAAGACACATCATTTAAAATAAAGAGGCACATCGAGCTCGCCATCCCGACCGACGGAGGGGGCACCCTCAACAAGGCCGGCAAAAAAACCATCGAATGGGGCAAGAATGCAGTACTCCCGAACTTGAAATTCGGCCACCCACCGAACCTGCCGAGTGTTTGGTCGGTCTTGCCGTTAGACACCGCCGATACCAGCTCCTACCTGAAAACGCATGTCGTGAGCGGCTCGGATTTCAACCAGAACGTAGCTACGCCCAGGGACAACCAGTGGCTCCCGGGGTACGGGCCGGCAGACAACTCCGCGGGCGCCTCGATTGCGGCCCGCGCCTACTACTGGTACGTAATTCCGGGGCAGAAAAGAATAAGAAAGTCGGGCGTAACCTGTACATGCCAAGACCAACAGGTAAATGAAGCGAGCGCGGACGACGCATTCACGGCGCCGGCAGACAGTGAGATTTCAGCGGGCTACTGCACGAGCGGCTTCCACTTCGGGAAGTTCCTCAAGAGCGACGTGAATGCACAACTCGGGTTCACAAAACCGGAGTTGCAGAGCTATTACCAACCCAACAAGGCCAAGGCCGCCCAGGTGAACTTCGTCAACAGCCTCGCGGGCACGGAATTCGTCGGCTACGTCGCAAGCGGAGCGACCACGAGCAAACCCGGGTCGCGCAGCAACGACAACATCAAGACGGGTTTTGAAAGGATAACTTTCAGCCTCCAGGGCGTCAAGGGGTTCGAGCAGCAGCCCGAGTTCTCTTACAGCGGTAAGCCCCAGACCCCTGGCGCGCAACCGGGTTACGCCCCCAGCACGGGCACCACCGATTCGGTGGTGATTATCCCGAGGGACTGGAAGAAGACCATCTCCGCGGCGACGTCAAAACTCACCGAGGGGTCAGCCGTCGAGAGCCTCACGCCCAAAAGGCTGCTGGCATTCCTCAACAACAGGCTGAAGGAAGGCGCCCCGATCAAGGAACTGAAGAGATCGGTCATGGAGTCGATACTCTCGGCCAAGGTGGCCCTGCTCATGGGTCAGGGGAAGACGCGGAAGATCGCCCTCGCCGAACTGGAGAACGACCCCCTCTACCTGGCCCTGAAAGACGTCGTCACGAACCTCAAACCTTTGGCCCCGAGGACGCCGGGGGGAACCGAGACCGGCTCGACCGACAACCCAGCAGACTCGGGCGAGACCAAGACCATACGAATAACCGTGGTCAGGGGCCTTCCGGGCTACAGGCAGGGGGTGAGGACAGCCGCAACTTCGGTCGTCGGGATGCCGGAACTGGTCCAGACCTACCAAATCGTGGCGCCGGACGGCACCGTCACCCAGCCCAAGCCGAGGCGTTTTGAGTTCCCCTTCGTGCCGAAGGAGGTCAACTACTCGGGCATCGGCACGACTTGGACCGAGATACAGAGGAGCGGGAACTACCCGATAATCGATTGGACTGGGTTCAACCTCCTGAAGATAAGTTTCAATTTTGACATCGTCGACATGAAATACGTGAACAAGCAGGGGTTCGGGCTCAACTTCTCGTGCGAGAACCAGATAACCACGCTCAGGGAGATGGCCCAGACGCCCTACCCCGTCACCTTCCTCAACATGGACAAATTCATGGAGAACGAGGTGAGGTGGCCGCTGCTCACGAGCGGCAGGGGGATAGAGTTCGTCATCTCTGATTTCTCGGTCACCGCCGTCCAGAGGACCGGCAACGGACCCCTGAAGGACGGCGCATCCCCGAACCAGATCGCCCGAGCCTCGTGCTCGATGACCCTGCAGGAGATCCCGATCGAATCCGTCGATCTCATCCAGATGCCGAGGATAAAGCCGTGCAAGAAGAATTGCGTCGACAACCCACCGCCGACCACGGAAAAGCTTAAAAGGTACCTGACGTTCTCCTCGGGCGTCAATGTGACCACAGGTTAGGGCGAGCCGTGCCAATCTTGAACGAATTCGGCGATTCGAACAATCCCTTCGTTGTGGCATCCGGCGGGGCCAACAACGGTGGCGGGGCGCCGTCGCTGGCGAAGAAGAGCGAACTGCCCTCGAGGGGTTTCGAGAAATTCAACGTCACCTTCGGCGACATAGCCACGAACATCAAGGAAACGCTGAACGACTCGATACTCTCCTGCACCGTCGATTACTCGATCGACCAGGTGACCGAGATAACCCTGAGGATAATCGACAGGGATTACGTGAAGTCGAAGGGGTCGAGATCGTTCGCCTCGGGCAACTACTTCAACATCGGAAGGGACGTCACCTACCTGACCAAGACCATAGCCGAGGGCATCTCGTTCAACGAGGCCGACAAGGTTGCCAGCCTTAACCTGAAGTTGGTCTTGATGGAGGTCGCCGAGGTTTCCGTCGAACAGAGCGAGGCCGTGTCCCCCATCTGGACGGTCAAGTGCCGATCCAAGGCCGTCCAGCAAATGAAGCGCGACAAGAAGCCAGAGATGATTCAGGGCAACGGAACGGCCTACGTGAGGGCCGCGGCGAAGAAGTACGGCCTCGAGTTCGTGGGCGAGGAGACATCGAAGAGCAAGAGGATAACCAAGGCCAGCGGCGACAACGAGGCCGACTCGACGTGGACCGTGATACAGAATCTCGCCCAGCAGGCGAAGTTCAAATGCTTCGAGGTCGACGGCACCCTCTACTTCGCGTCCATGAAGTGGCTTCTGCACAAGTGGGGGCCGGACGCGATCACGTACGTGGCGAAGGTGAGAATCCCGAAATCCCAGCCCCCGAAATTCGAGGAGAAGACCGTGACGAGACGGTACATACCGCTGGTTGCCGGCGACGTCGGCAAGGCCTACGAAATGATGAGGCTGCCGAGCATGAACCGATCCGACAACGAAGTCATGGAAGCGACAGGATCCGCGGAGATCGACAGGACGAACGGGATCGGCATAAGGCCCGGTATGACGGTTTTCGTCGGGGACATCCCGACCTTCATCGGCTACTACCTCGTCACCTCGGTGCAATTCGAGGAGCGATCGCCGAACCCCGCGGGGATAAATTTCCAGACGCCGGAGAGAAGGCCGAAGGAGAAGATAATCGGCCTCGAAGTCGGGCCCATATACGATCAGAGGGACCTGACGAACGACCCAATCGGGCCGGACATCCTCGTCCCATACTACAAGGCGCGCCAGACCGGGCCGGTCGACACGGGCACCAGCGGAAGGCCGACAACATGAGCCTCAACGAATTCCGATTCGGGATGCCGGATCTCGTCAACAGGGACAACGGCGCCGCCCACCCCTTCAGCGGGGGGGGTCTATTCCTCGGCACCGTAAAGTCCGTCGGGTCGGGCAACACGGTCAACATCAGGATCCCCGGACTCGGGATCGATGCGACGCGCGTGGTCTCCCTCGGAACGACGCTGGCGCAGCGGTTGAATGTCGGCGACTCCATTATCTGCGGGTTTCTCGCGAACGACTCTCAGGAGTTGGTGGTTATTGGTAGAATGAACGTGGTGCCCGATGTGTTCGCCACCAAGCAAGAGTTGGATGCCCTGAGCACGGTGGTAGCCGCACTGGACGCAAGAGTAACCGCGCTGGAGAACGAGGGTTAATGACCACATTGAGATTCCCACTAGAGTTTGACCAGAACGGGTCCCTCGTCACGCTCGAGGACGGCACCGACGCCTTCTACGCACAGCTGCTCAGCCTCGCGGCGCTCACCGAGCCGAACACGCTCCCGTTCGCCCCCACATTCGGGGTCATGGATCCGTCGTTCTCGGCGATCAACAGGGGCGTGTTCATGCTGCACGCGGCGCGATTCGTGCCCGAGATACAGGTGCTGGAGGCCGAGGGGGAGCTCAACGAGTCCACCGGCGCGACGGTCCTTCGGGTGAAGTTCAGGAAGGTCTGACATGTCTATCGATTTCACCCCCTACGTAAACCTACGCGTGTACGACAAGGATCCCGGCGAGGTCTACCTGACCGCCATAGATCTGATGAGGCAGAACGTCCCGCAGCTGTCGGTCCGACCCGGAACCATCGAGGACGCGATGATCCAGTCCTTCGCCTTCCTCTCGACGCTCGCCATCAACAGAATCAATGCCCTACCCAACCGCCTCATCGAGGGCATCGCCAACCTGATGGGCGTCAGGCGCTCCGAGCCGACCTACGCGACCGTCGGCGTCACCGTGCAGGCGCTCGATTACGCGGGAGGGGCCCTAGAGGCGGGCATGATCCTCGAGCACTCCTACTCGGTCGCAGGGCAGAGGGTCTCAGAGATCTACGAGACCCAGAACTCCGTGATCATAGAGCCGGTCACGCCGGTCCTCGGCGCCAACCCACCAACGCCCCTCCCGACCGCGTTCATCCAACTCGCGGCCGTCGAGTTCGGGCAGCGAAGGCCGATCGCCGAGAACACGGTTCTCACCATCCTGAACTCGCAGACGGTCATCGACTCGGCGGTGGCGGAGGGCGACTTCAGGCAGGGATCCCTCGGCGAAAACGACGCGCAGTTCCTGACGCGCTTCGCCACGCAGCTCCAATCCATGTCCGCAATCCTCGCGACCGCACAGCAGATCGAGTCATACGTCCTCAGCCAGTTTCCGTTCGTGTCGCGAGCGAAGGCCTACGACACCACGGATGCTGAGGACAACAGAAACACCAACGCACCAGCCGAGCCGGGCTACGTGTCCCTGTTCGTCTACGGGGAGGACCGCACGCTGAGCTTATTCGAGCGCAACCTCATCTACGCCGATCTGGTCTCCAAGTCGATGGCCGGCCTGCAGATGGTGGTCCTCGACATGAAACTTCTGCCGATGACCGTGAGCGCAAACGTCAAAATCGAGCGCAACGCGGACTTCTCATCCACGCTTGCGGCCATCAAGGCGAGCCTTGCCGAGACATTCGCCCCGAACCGCTTCTCGCTGAATGACGAGGCAATCCGCAAGAGCATGATTTTCTCGGCCATAAGTTCGGTCGACTACGTGGCATTCGTGCAGGACAACCTAACCTTCACCTGCGAGGGCACGACTAGCGACGGCGCCGGCAACCGCACATTCAACGAGAAGGGATGCCTCCCGCTGCTGGACCTGGAAAATTCAGTCATCGAAGTCACCTACCTATGAGGGTAAAAATCGCTCAGAGGAACCTGCTGTCCAGCCCGCTGTCGCTGGATCGCATGACGTACTCCGACATCGCCGAGTCGTCGTCCGCCGTCCTCGGCGAGAATGGCTGGGAATTTGACGAGCCGACCACCCAGGCAATCGAGGAAGTGGGGGCAAACTCCCTGCAGGCCTTCACCCTGAGGCTCTCCAACCCCACGACCCAGAGCATCGTCATCAGGGGGACGGAGCCCATAGTGAGGAACCCTTTCATCGCGGAGACCCTCGTGTTCCACTCGCTGCTGTTCTGCGACGCGGGAGCGACCGTGTCCACCTACCTGCACCCGACCTCGGAGCCGTACCCATCGGTCACCCCGAACACGATGGAAATACCCAACGGGCGTTGGTCGCCCGCGTTCTCGAACACCTTCGTCTTCGGGGACGAGAACACCCCGTTCGCCTCGGTGTCGGTAACCATTGTCATCGCGACAAACTCGCCGACCTCGCCAGTGCTTTTCACCTTCCCGACCCTGACGCTGGACGAGCCCGAGAAATTCAACCAGTTCTCCGAGTTGAGCAAGCCGATGTTCCCCGACATCTTCCGCGATGTGGACGCCGAGGCGACCAACCCGAGCAGGCCGCTGGCGAAGATCTACCACTCGATGACGGCCGACCTGTCGCAGGCGATGGACAAGTACATCAGGATGCTGAACTACGAGAGGGCCGAGTTGAACCACCATTCCGTCGAGATTTACGGCGACCCCTACAACATCCTGAGCAGGAGCGAGATCACGGACCCGGAATTGATGACCCCCGAGTACCTCGAGTGGGGGTCGATGATCCGCGGTTTCAGGTCGCTTCCCGACGTGCAGGTGACCAGCGGGACCTCCGTCTTCGACGCGTCGTTCGACTTCCGCAGGTGGCAAGTCCAGACGGCGGCGTTCGGCCATGCGGCGGGGAGCAGGGATTCGATCAGAAAATCCGTCCAGACGGTGCTCGGGGGGAGCAAGTCGGTGCTCGTCACTCCGCTGTGGAACGACGAGGAGTTCAACATCATGGTAAGGACTATCGTCAACGAGACGCCGGGCACCCCGGCGCAGGGAAGCACGAGCCCGGTGGTCCTCAAAATGGCGACCCTGGCCAAGCCCGCCGGCTACATCATGCTCCACCAGACCGTCAACGAGATCAACTTCGTCCTCAACGACCCAGACTTCGGGCTGTTTGACATCAGTGCCCTCGGCTAAATGCCGGCAATGGTAAAATTTAGTGACGGCGGTCAACCCCAAGAGGTCGTCCGCAGAAAGGGCGAAAGCCATGAACAGCAAGTTCCTAAAAGACACAGCCGAAAGGTCGGTTATGGCATTCCTGTCCGGCTGGCTCGGATCGGCTATGGCCAACGGGATGGATTTCGACTCCATCGCGAGCACCGACAACATCAAGGTCGGGGTCACCGCCCTCGCCCTGACGATCGCTGCTGCCCTCGGCCTCAAGAAGGTCGGCCCGAACAAGGACTCCGCCTCCATCCTCTGACCGAGGGCTGCCCGTCAGGGCGGTGTCCCTAATCTACAATCTTTTAGGCAAACGATTAGGAGAACGCATCCGTGATTGCAGGCATCTACGACATAACGATGGAGCAGGGCTCGACCTTTTTCCGCCAACTCACGCTCGAGCAACCGGACCTCGTTGCCGACCCGACGGGGAACACCTTCGTCAACTACAACCTGGCCGGCCACACGGCACGGATGCACATAAGGCGCACGGTGGACAGCGTGACGCCGATGATAAGCCTCACGACCGAGAACGGCCGGATATCCATAAACCCCTTCGTGGGCGACACGCCCGCGAGGAACAACGAGATATTCCTAAGCATCTCCGCCGCCGACACGGCGGGGCTCACGATGAGCGGCGTCTACGACCTGGAGATAGTGAGTTCGGGCAACGTGGTTTCCAAGGTGGTGCGCGGGGACGTCAACCTAATACCCGAGGTCACCAGATAAGGGCAGGGTTAACTTAGCCTTCTTCCTTCATTGTGATAAGGAAAATGTATAATTAGGGCATGGTCGTGCCCAATCAAGTAACCGTAAATCAGGATGCTCCAAATCTGGTCTTGGTAAGGGCGTCGTCGGGCTCAGCCAACACTAGGCGCCACGAGCATATACAGGGGGTGGCATCCACGACTTGGGTGATAACCCACACCCTCGGCGGGAAACCCTCGGTCACCATCGTCGATTCTGCCGATACGCACGTGTTCGGTGAGGTAGTATATAATAGCACGACTCAGGTCACAGTTAATTTTTCAGCGGCGTTCTCAGGCAAGGCTTATCTAACATAAGGAAGTAAAATGGCACAAAAGTTCCTCACGAATCTAAACCTTAATCAGAACCAACTGATTAACGCCACCTTTGAAAAACTTGCCACCAACCCGGCCGACGGGAACTTCGAAGGTCGGATGTATTTCAACACCCAGACCGACACCATCCACGTCTACACGGGTTCAGCATGGAAATCAATTCCGCACACCATTGTTTCTGGTGGCGGCGCAGGAATCGCCGAAGCCCTCACGGTTTCCGAGTCGAACGGCACGATTACCCTCACGCTCAACGTTGCCGATACGGATAGTGCCGGACTCCTGCCTGCGTCGTTTTGGCAGATGCTCAACGATGCGACATCTGAAGCGATCGCCAGCAAACTCGTAAGACGCGATGCCCAGGGCAACGCGAAGGTTGCGACCCCGACGGATGCCGCCCACATTGCCACCAAGGGTTACGTTGACGCCGCTCGCCAAGGCCTGGATGTCAAACAGTCAGTAAGAGCCGCAACTGTCGCGTCGGTCAACCTTGCTACCGACCTTGCGGCCGGCCAAACACTTGATGGAGTCACGCTTGCCGCCGGCAACCGCATCTTGGTCAAGGACCAAGGTGGCCCAGGTGTCGCACATGTAGACAACGGTATTTATGTTGTTGGCGCGGGTGCGCCAGTCCGGGCATCCGACTCAAACGGAACCGAAGATACGGGAGAACTTTCGGCTGGAACATTCACCTTCGTAGAAGAAGGTACCGTCAACTCCGATAAGGGTTTTGTCATTTCGACGAACGGCACGATTACCGTCGGGGTCACGGCGATCGCCTGGACGCAGTTCTCGGGTGCCGGTTCGTTCGTTGCTGGTGATGGACTCAGTCAATCCGGCAACACAATCAACGTCAATGTCGTTGCCGACAGGACGGCAATCACCGGCGACGCCGTTGATATTGCTTCCACCTATGTCGGTCAGGCAAGCATCACGACAGTTGGCACCATCCAGACCGGTGTTTGGAACGGCACGGACGTCGCCGTTGCGGATGGTGGTACTGGCGCTTCTGATGCGGCCACCGCAAGAACGAACCTTGGCATCAAGACGACCGCTGGCGCGGCCACCACGACCACGGCGACCCTTGCTCGCGTCGCCGCCCAGGGCAACACGGCGCATGCCTCGGGAACCTCAACGACGACCGTCACCCACAATTTCAACACGACCGACGTAATCGTTCAGGTGTACGAAGTGGCGACAGGAGAAACCGTCGTCGGCGACGTCAATCGAACCAACCCGGACACGGTCACTGTCGTGTTGTTGGGCAGTCACGCGGCGAATGCGTTTAGGATCGTCGTAACCGCGGTCTAAAACATAGTTGGCCTTGAGGGGCCAGCGAACGAGAAGCAATAGCGATTGAGGTCGCAAGTGGCACAAAAATTCGTCACCCCGATAACCATTAAGAATCTGGCGTCCGCCGGCTCGGACGCGCTCACGGTCTTCCTCAACGGCGAGGTCTACGGCCGCGTAAAGCTCGAGGCGGGCGGTCGCCTCTCGTGGAGCGACGGCTCGGGCGCCTACGACACGAACCTCTACCGCGACAGCGCAAACGTCCTCTCGACGGACGACGTCCTGAAGGCGACCGCCGGCGTCGTCACGATGGCCGTCGCCGGCGTGCCGACCGCTCCGCTCCCCGATGGCGCCATCGCGGTGGACACCGCCGACAACTCTTTTTATTACCGCGCCAACGGTGCTTGGAACGAAATCAGCGGCAACTCAACAATCACCGTCAGCGACACGGCGCCGGCCGACGCAGAAGTCGGCGCCCTCTGGTTTGACTCCACGAGCCTCGAGATGTTCATCTACTACGGTTCGGCTTGGGTCGAGCTAAACGCCGAGACCGGCGCCGAGGAACTGTCCGACCTGTTCGACGTACAGTTCAACAACCTCATCGCTGGTCAAACCCTCAAGTACGACGGCGATAAGTGGATTAACGGCAAAGGTTCTAGCACGACAGTAGGGGATAGTGCGCCTGCCAATCCTGAATCGGGCGACCTCTGGTACGACTCGACAAACCTCACTCTGTTTATTTATTACAGCAATAACTGGGTTGAACTTACCCCAGACTTGCAAGTTGAAGAACTTTCTGATTTGTTTGATGTTCAATTTGCAAATTTAATTCAAGGTCAAATTCTCAAGTACAACGGCGAGAGTTGGATAAACGGCACTGGCTCCAGCACAACCGTCGGAGACTCGGCTCCCGCGAACCCCGAGAACGGCGACCTCTGGTACGACTCGGCGAACCTGAGCCTATTCATCTACTACAGCAACAACTGGGTCGAACTGAACGCGGACACCGGCGCGGAGGAGTTGTCCGACCTGACCGACATCAACGTGTCCAACCCCGTGAGCGGCCAGGTCCTCCAGTACAACGGCACGGAGTGGGTCAACGCCGCCGCCGCGGGGGGCGGCGCGACGGTCAACGTCTCGGAGAACGCCCCCGCGGACCCGAACACCGGCGACCTCTGGTTCGAGTCGGACACGGCGAAGACGTTCATCTACTACGACTCGCAATGGGTGGAGGTCGGCCCGCAGCCCGGCAACGGCGCCGCGGCGCTGACGACGAAGGGCGACCTGCTCACTAGAA